ACGATCAAGTGAGCGGACCTGGTAAGCATCATTTGATTTGCCCCATTAGCCCACTAGACCGTCTTCCTAATTTCTGATTAGTCTGGTTTTTGGGCCTTCTATTTAACCTTTTTTATGTTTTTCAGTTTAGATATTTTTGTCTGATGCCTACTTCTGATGATTACTTATCAATTAGATACTATTCAATTGTCTGTTAATTGTGCCCTTATTCATTACTCAGACCTCGACGACCACCTGGATCCAATGGAAACTGGTTGACAGGTAAAAAATAGTTTTTCTTATTTATGTAAATGGCTTGCCCTACTCTATGCATAGGGTGATGAGAATGTCGCCATCCTACTTATCGCAAACTTTAACTCTCTCGGCGATTGTGAACAATGAGTGAACCTTATTTTGTTTCCGATGACGGTGTACTTGCTTCTTCCTTCTCTAATGGCCATAACCCCTGGAAGATGACTCAGAATTGATGTCTTGACTCTATGTGGAATGGGTGTATGTTCTTCTGTAGACAAAGCTGGTGCCCATTTATATGAACTTCTTACTCCCACCTTTTCCTGTGATCGTTCCCACTTCAGCTTCCAGTTTCTGCTTAAAATAACTGGTAACTGATTTTGTAAGTCCTCCAATTGTGACAGGGCCAAGGTCATCAGCCTTTCAAATAACTTCTCGGTCATATCTGCATGTAGGTAATATACAGTGTTTCCCTGAGTATCATACACAAATGATGGCCTCTTACCTGTCCTCAGGGAATAGTAAAGCTGCGAGAAATCTTGTTCTTTCCAATACATGATTGTAGCATCCTGAAACCAGGTGTCCAAAAGTTGCTCTCTGAAACTTGCTAAATATGTGCTGTCTAAGTACTGATTGACACGATCAAGGTACTCTCCTGGGTGGAACCTTCCCATATTCTCATGGGCAAATCTCATCTTATCATATATGGCTATTGTGGCATTGTATGACAAGTATTTATGATTGATTATGGTTTGTCGTGGCTCATTCATATAAACCCACAGTTCTCCAGAATGGAAACCAACTGAAGGGGTTTGAAATATCACCCAATCCGAGAAACAATGCCTCATGCATTGAATCAACTCAACTATCTCAGAGAATTCCTTAAAGTCGAATTTGTGCAAGATCCGGGTTGTTCCCGACTGGTAATACATCATGACAATCTGGGAAGGACTCATTATTGCCCCTGAATAAAGCAACTCAACCTCGCTGATGATCAGATCTATTTGTTTATCATGGCAAAAGGTAGACAATGTCTTTGGGAAGTTCGGATTTGAGACATCTGACAGAAGGTCGATTGTAGACGTTATATCTATCTTTAGATGTCTAGAATAATGCGTTGGTGGCTTTGATAATCTCAGACAGTGCTGGACCCCGGATGATGCATCAATCAATGTCCAAGAATACACTCGAGAATTTTTACACATAAACTTGCACATAACTGAGGAATATCCGAACCCATCCCCTAATACTAAGATTGCTCCATAATCTCTTAGAGACTCTAGAGCTGACAGCCCTTCATGAATTCTATATAAGGCCTTAGTAGGGATGGAGTAGGAGTATCTTAATTGAACATTAAGATCCGGCCTTTCCAAGTATTCGTTTCCTGGGACCTGATGAGGGAACTCGGAGTACCCCTGGATCTCTGAAGACTTCACTAAGATCTGTGATGTTCCCTCACTTCGAGTCAACGACAACCTACTTACTTCAGGTGAGTACTGCTTTCTCGGAACAGATGGGATCGTGTCTCCAATTGTCTCTATATCCATGACGATTTTCTTCAACATCCTCCAAGCCTTTAGGGTAAATACACTATGACCCTGATTACATCTTATCCGAGAAAGATCATCCCACGCATAATATGATCGAATTCTACATGACATCCCTGCCTGGATACAATCGGAACATTGTGCCTTAAATCCTCCCCTCCAAAATAATAAATTACTTTTGAGTAATATCCCAGGGTCTACTTTGACAAGTGGTGACACTATCCAAGATGAGTTTATCTTGATCTCCATTGTTTTCTGTGCAAGCCTAATTAGTGAATTCTTGGCTGCAATTCCAATTGATGTTGGGGTGGCAGGATAACTGAGAGGCATCACTGCCCATGACAAGTCTGAGAGTTCACGGACTGTCTCTTCCCATAAATAGAACCCAGCTAAGATTGAAAATGATGAAGGAGGACTTTCCCATATTCTTCTAATGATAGACTTCTTTAGGAAAGACCACGAGGGGAATACTTCACCAGACATGACTCGAGGAGTACTAGAGATTCCTATCCAGATCATCTTAATCGCCGTCAAGAATGTAGTGTAGATGTCTAACTTGAGGAATATGGTTCGACTCAGCCCAGCTATATCAGTCATCCCGGACTCAGCTTCCTGTGAATTGTATAGTATTGATGTAGCTACGCGAGTTGCTAAGATCTCGGTCAAAAGTCTTCTCCCAATATGAGGATAGGTTAGCAAATAACTCCTATGAATGATGGGCAAACTCTCATAGTTATCCAATTCCCTCTTGTGCACCAGGGCTATCTTCTCTTGTTCTACATACAAATAAGGATTATCAGGTCTTGAGGGGATATCCTCTTCTGTAAGTGGAGTCGGAAGATCTTCTTTAGGCTCATCCACTGGTTTGATGCAATGTGGGCAGGTTCGATACACTCTAACGGTTTTTCTTGGTTCACTTGATAGCAGCCGGTTGATTGTACAGAACTGAATGAGTCCAAGCATGGCCTGGAATTGTAGAGTTACATTTTTAGATCCTTTTGCATATTCTAATAGAGTATTTGTAGACATTGATAGGTGAGAAGCAGGCCCAAATGATGGCATCCACAAAGATCCATGGGCAAGTGCCATATCTAAATATCTATGCATCATTGATCCCTTTACATGTTCTGGTATCGAGATAACCTTTCCAGGATCAAGATCCGTCACAGCCTTAAGCAAGTTCCTGATTGATTCTGCCCAGTTAGACTCTTCATCGATGAACCATCCTATGGCCCGCAGAAGTTTTATCGGACGTGTTATCAGTGGTTCTGTTCCATATGCTGCTCTTGCTGATGTGCTGTGTAACTTCTCTTTTGTCACACTCCCTAAATATGGCAAGGATGACCCGGTGGTTAGGATAAGCCTATCAGGGTGACTTAATACAACATCGTTCACTACTACCTCTACATAAGAATCCGGGCGGTCTGTCTCGTCTTCCCCTCCTAGAAAATGGTGAGGATATGGTGTAGAGATCCCGACAACATCCTTCTTCCATCCTTTTTTCCTCAAGTGTCTTATCTGCTCTGAAGGACAAAGACTCACTATATCTTCACCTTGATCATAGTTAGTTCTCCATAGGAAATAATTCCAGGTTTTCTTCTCCCCAATGGCAAGTCTGGATACTACATCTTTGGAAGTCACCGTCATTCTCGAGAGGGTAACAGTTTTATCCACTTTTGAAGAGATTGATTCAGAGTATCCGTACAGAGTAGCCCCAAGTATGTCATGACATAGCCTGACATTCACCTCATCTTTGGATGTCAACTTCTTCACCAAGGTTTCCATCTTTTTCTCAGCACTTATCTCCATTAGTTCCTGGAACCACCCGGCGAATTCTGATTGAGTGTCCAAGGACGTGATGGTTTCACTTATCAATCTTTTAATTAAGGTCTTGGAATTTGGTGGGCACAACAAATTCAATGAAGTTGGATCCTGAATCAAATGCAAATAATCAATGGAAGGAGAGAGAACAACTCTATACCAATTCTTAAGAGCAGTTTTCAGAGCACCAGTTGAGCCTTTTGTCAAGATCAACAACCACTGATAATCCTTCATAGGAGGGTCCGAGTATCCTCTCAAGATCATGTCAAAGTATGTTACAATATTGAACCCTCCCAACGTTTTTGGGATAGAAGCCATTACCATCAGTCTAATCTCTCTAGAAAGGCCATTTGGTTGTTCATCATCCCATATTGTCCCGTCTTTCATTCTTAGGGTGAATCGATAACTATCAATATCCCAGTCCATCTTTTCTCCCACCAGCGGGTGATACCGAGAGAAGACACTCAGACATTGTAAGTGCTGCCATTTTGCTATAAAGTATGGTACAGCTGGGTGGATATCCGCCATCACTGCAGCCTGAGAATTGGCAGTCACTGCTCCGAGTGCATTGTCGACAGTCATCAAGTCTTCATTTGAGAAGTAGAATATTCTAGATATTCTCTTCAGTGAGCTACATAAAGGGACCCCCTTATAGATTGGCATTTTTCCATATGAGAAATAAATATCGGATACCCATGTCTCTAATGGCTTTAAGGGTAATCCAACACCATCAAATACCTCCTGTAATCTGGTTATCAGGGATTTAATCTTATCTGAAATTTCATTGATACTGGCTTGACTGTCGATTCCAGACAACCGAGCATTCTTAGAGTGAATTGTGACCATCAGTACCTGGTTGTCCCCCTGCCCCATCAGTCGAAATGATATCCCCAGAGAATCGCAAACATAGGCAATCAACACAACTGTAAACACTGTCCACCCTTTTTGTCGGAGTCCTTCAAAACCTCCGATATGCCCTTCATAAGACTTACCAGATTTATCATCAACCCATTGTAGGTCACTGTCGAACTTGGGGTTATAAGATCCATCTGCTAAATAAATGGTGGAGTTCCTGAATATGTCGTATGTTTTGTTGTACAAGGTTGGCAACCCGAATAATCTCCCAAGCTCTTGAAACACATAATATGTTCCTTCTTTTCTCATATTCAGGTTCCACTTCTCAAAGTCCATATTGATACAAAAGGTCCTGGAAAACTCTCCTTGTTTTCCTTGGGACCGAGTTGCCCTAATCATCTCTTTTGCAAGATCCAGCATGTTATATGTCATAGTAATCCCTGGTATATAGGGTAATATGTCCTCAGATAACATGTTTTCAGTGATGACTACATAAGATCTCATTTTGAGGGTCATTAATGCAAACATCCTAGCAACAGGATTCATCTCTCTTTCTTTTGGGTAGAGTCCGATCACCCTTTCTTCGATGTCGAGTCCATTCATTTTCTTATCAATTCCCCTTAATAATCCATCACAATTGATTAAACCATCCTTCATCCATTTCAAGACACCTCTCCTAATGCTGGGATCCATTGCTGCTCTTCCTTCATCGGAACATTTTTTGATCTCTTCCCTGCTAGGGCTTATAGCTGTATCAGATACTATCATGGACAGATTGAATGTCGTTGGGATAGAAAATGTTTCTTTTGATTCAACCAAGTCCCAATCAGACAAGTGATATCTAGGATCTTTTGTATTGATTACCGCTCCAGTTACAACGTTCTCATAGAACCAGCATTCTTCACTTACCACGCACTCTGGATATTTTCTATTCTTCTTAAAGTATTCCATATAGAAGATCTCCTTGAACTTTCTATAGGCCAACAAACTTGAATACTCGGAGATAAACTTTGTTGCGGTCCCTATCTTTTGAACCTTTTCTAACCCCTTCAATGCATCCACTTCCGGATGACCCCATAGTCGAAACAATCCCATTACCTGCGTTAAATGATGAGGAGTTACGTCATCTGCACTGAGAAGCTGGATCAACTCTGTCGCGACATCTCTTTCGTGAGCTTCCAATCCCGCCAGAGTATTTGATAAGAATTCTTCTGATCTGATGTATTGGGAAGTCTCCTTTTTCAGTATCACCCCAGTCACCAGGGCCTCATAAGTCTTCAACAAAGTATATCCAGAATTACCGGACGCAAGCAACCGTCTATCAAACACGTTGAATACCCTTTGTATTAAGGACACACTTGGGTAGACATCTGGGAATATCTTCCTACCGATGTAAGTTGCCATCAGTACATTGTCCCTTTCTGTTAATTTATCTACTATCATCCTTAAGACATCCAACGAGTAGATTGAATCGATCACTCTCTTTGACCTTACAGTTATGAACTCACCCCATATGATGATCACCATTTGCCCCAACTGAAGGCATGGTTGGCCTGTGCTCTCATCTTCATCAAGACCGAAGATCTTATGCTCACGTAGGGAATTGATCGCATTCGCGCACATTATTAGTCTCTGGAATTTGATTTTCAGCTGGGTGTGCTTGGACTTGATGATTGCTCGGTTGTCTAACATGTTAATTAATCTGTCTATCGGATCCCCCTTGACGGATAAAATCCCCATGTGTTTGAACTCGGCTTTGAGGAGACGTAGTGTTTCATCAAGCATAGGTATTTCCCTCGGTTCTTCCTTCTTGATTCTTCTAAAGATCTTGGCCAAGAGTAGAGAAGGATCTCCAGCAATGATATTCGGGAACGCAGATAGGATCCTATTGAATGCCTTCAGTTCTCTCTTTCGCCCTATCTTCTCTTTCATTTCATTCACTCGAACTGGAGTGATTGCTGATCTTAAATGATAATCTCCCAAACCTCGCATGAAGGTTCGGAAGTCATCAAATATATCGTCCTCCATTTTGAGAAATGGAGATCTCAGTTTTTCTTATTTACTCATTACTCATATTAAAACCAATAATCACAATGCAAATAAAATTTAATTAATATAAAAACCACATGTGGCAGTTGATCAGACTACCGGCAATAATGAAGAGGCACATGATCTTGTTTGTTTGATAAGGCTATTACCTTTCTCAACATATACCACTTGAACTTCCATAGCAGCGTCGACACTACAATCAACACATGAAGTAGGAGTCCCAACTCCCAAAGCTCAAATTCTACTGAAATCATGATGATCTCAGTTTTTCTTATATCATTGCAATACTCTCAAAACTTTTGGCCTTCGCTACCGTAACAGTCCGTATCCTGATTATGATATACCCGACGATCAGGGCTAACACTGAGAAAGCAACAACTTTGATCTCATGCTCAATACCTCGCAGGAAATTAATCATAGGTCTAAATAACTGACGTACATTAATCAGAGTCCCTTCTGAGAAGTTCCCTGATCTTTCACTCACAGACTTTACTACCCTTGCAAAGTCCATAACCTCATTGTCCTTGAGTATGACACTGTGTATCTCATTTGCTCTAAGTATATTTCCAAATTTACTGTTGTTCAGGTGGAACTCATTAAGGACCCCTTCGAACTGGTTTTTGCTTATCCTAGATCTCCCTCCTTTCTCGCATACTGCATTTTTGACATCCCGACCGGATTTGAGATCGATCCACACACGCCGTCCTCCACATGTAGCCCAGACAAGAGTGCCATTGTTGCACGTTACAGAACCACTATCAACTGAGCAGTTTCCTATGAGACGACATTTGGCAGGGGGGAGTGGATCATAATAGAAACCATCTACATATGTAACTCTCCTTCTTATTTCAAGGCAATCCTGATGGCAGTGGACACTCTCTCTCATTTTCAATGCCATATTGATACTGGATATTGTTTCCTTGACTGCTACATCGGAACTTTCAATCACATATGGATACCAATCGTTGAAATCCACCTTCCCTAGTTTAAACACTAACCCTCCCACGTCTGTATATACTTGCTCAGGACATGATGTATCAACCTTTGTATAGTTGACCAGAGAAATCCCCTGGGAAGGGCAATAAATATCATCTAAATCTTCCTTATCCTTATAACAAGAAAGATGAGATATGGGGTGTTTCCATGGGCATACCTCGGAAATTTGTACATCATCCCAGACATACGTGTAATCTCCATTGTTATGTGTCTTCTTTGATATAGGTACTGCCACTCCGTCTATCAGGACCTTCCCAGCCCCTTGATGCAGATAAGCCGACACAGTCAGCGTCTCTATACTCAGATGTTTTACTTCTCTAATCTCAGTTCTAGCCCAGCTAAATTCAGGCTCTATTTCTAGATCCTCACTTACACATCCTGCTTTGTTCTTGCATAAGTTATGGAAAGCCCCATTGCACTCTTGAGTTGTAGCAGGTTCCCATGTAATTTCTTTAGCAGAGATCAATCGTGAGAATGTCCAAGTCTCCGTGAAGCTCTGTTTCATGATCCTCCAGATACATCGGCCAACAACTATTGATGTTGGGTCCTCTTGGCTTAAAATTGACACCTTCACTTGCTCTCCTAATATGGTGTCAGAACAAGATTTAAAGCACTGGGTGACAGTTGGAACTTCATCAGTCTTATTACAGGATAGGATAGAGAGTCCATCTCCAGTGATTACGGATACAGACAGGGTGATGATCCAGATAAGACTCAATTTCTTCATCTTAGATATGAATACCTAGGATTATCTGCTTGTTGATCTCAGTTTTATTTATTTATTCAAATATTCCTCCATTTATTTATGATAGCTAGATTACCATACCCTTACCTAACTTGTTCCCAAATCTATATCAAGACCTAGGGCTTTGATACTACTGGCAGGGATTCTGACTCCCGATAAGTGGTTGAGAGCAGATAACCAGGATTAGAATCTCTAAGTTCAATGGCCTTTGTCTCAGATACTTCTTTGACTCTGACCTCTTTGAAGCTAAGGTCCAACATCCCTATCACATCTCCTTTAGGATTCCTCCTTTTGAAGGTAGCATCAGCCACTATTTTCATGTCTGGAAACTTGGTCCCGACGTATCTAACAAGAAGATATTCGGGGAATATGTATTTGTAGCGAGTTGCATCTGTCATGTAAACGTTGGATTCTGTGGATCTTGTTATTGATGAGTGTTGTTTTGCGATTTCAGGAGGGAACAGCCACGTAAACAACTTTGTAGCCCTCTTTAACAGCCCCTTGTCAAGTGATGATTTCCCGATGAGGAATTCTATAGAATCTCCATTCATACTTAGTGCTCCCCCTTCATCTATGAAGTGCAGAGTTGAGAGAGCATCAATCTTAATGAAGATAAATCTAGTAGATACTTCGGTTGCCATTTTGTCCGTGTTGGTCTCAGTTTTTATTAATTATCACTTATTTATCATATTTTGTATTGTGATAACATTAATGCACCTATAATGGTGAACCAGGCCTAGGCATTGTCCTTATAACATACCCACATGCCAGCATTATTTGTGAGACTTCTGTCTCTAATTTGCCATCCTCAGAAGTGAGAGGTTGGATGCACTCAGGCTCCTCATTTCAGAGAAGCCCCTTCCCTCTGGTGTCTCTCCAAGTTCGAAGAGTACTACCACGGATTTGTACCCGCAGCTAAGGGTGAGCTTTGCACCTTCCAGATCCAGTACTATGCCAGACGTAGTGGTCCCCTTCTTCGGGGTCAGTTTGACCTCTATCCCTGCATTGGTTGAGCGGAGTGCGAGGTCACTGTCATTGATCTTCCAGACCAGTGACCCTTTCCCCTCGGCCCATGAGAATTTCTTCGAGGCATCTACGTCGACAGTGACCTTGCTCAGCTTTCCTGCAACTGAGACCTCGGAACCAACGAGAACGGCGGCCATTATGATCTCAGTTTTTCTTAATTAACAACTTACTTCCTAATAAGGGGAAATTGTAACTGGTGGATCCAATTCCTCAAAGGTAATTGAATCATTCAATTGAGCATCACGAGGGATATCAAGAAAGATTTCCACAGTAGGATCGAATACTAAAAGAAACTTGCAAACGCCAGCGGACATAGTTATCCCTGAAGTGTCATCAGAAAACAATATACTAATACATTGCCCATTATCATCCCTAGACCTAGGAATGAGTTCTGCACGAACGAATCTGGACCCTCTGCGTTTAATAATCGCCTTCCACTCTCTCTTGTCCCAACTCACACCCCTAAAGTCTCCTCTCGTTAAAGAGGTTCTTGGGCGTGGTGATACCATTTTAACTGCAATACATCTTCCTATTAACCTTAACTCATCCATCTTGATCTCAGTTTTTCTTAATTAGATAGATAACTTCTCTAGACGTTCCACAGGGACCACAACGTCTGGTAAAGTCCCTACAGAGATTGACACCTTGAATAAAAACATAGATATACGACACTCAGATGTCATGGTCACAAAGCTAGATTGATCATCACCAACTGTGATCATCAACCGCTTTAAATATGATTGAACATGACGCTCTGGAACTAAACGGAAAGATAAGCCTCCCTCGGGAGAAAGAGACATCCCCCAACTTATTCCCTTCTGGTCCCACATAAACCTAACTCGACAACCCTCCTTTAATACTTGACCTTCCACAATTTGATTCGCTGAAGCATAACCTTTTATTACACAGCACGGCATTGTGATCTCGTTTTTCTTACTTCTTCTCATCAGTGATTGCAACACCTTGATAGGTTTTCTGCACATCCCCCAACTTGATCATCTGGTATGTTATCCCAGTTGTAGGGATTGGTTCATTTGAGAGACGAAATGATGGGCTGACCACTAAACTCCCTACTGCAGCCCCGTAATTGACCCCTTCTAGCTTAGTTGATATCGTGATCGTATATGGGCAACCTTCTTCCAGGGGGCAGCAAGAGAATCCAGATATCATTAGATTGGCCTTCGAGGATGTGTCTAAACTTATGTTGCTGACAACTTCCGAAGCTGAGAACCTCCTGTCTGATACAGATATCCCGATAGACCCCGTGCTCCTTTCCGTGATTACTGGGGTGTATTTCACCACGATTGACTGCAAAGAAGCATAAGCATACTTAGGACCAATGCAAGAAAAGATACTATTCGGCACTGAGAATTCAATATCTGGATTGATTAGCTCATTCCTGATGTAAATTTTCTGGGTCTTGCCACATTGATTTCCGAATTTCGAAGACATCTTGATCTCAGTTTTTATTATTTATTAATCTGACTCACCTGCAAAGCTGATATCCCTCTTAATCCTCCTCCTTAAAAGTCGGCATACGGGTCCTTCTTAATTGGCTTTTCAACTTTCTTCTGGATGGATTGTCCGTAAGTGATTATCTGCTCTTTATAGATTCCAAGAGTGTCCTCAGAGGTATTCTCCAGCATGACTTCATCATACATCTCATCTGTTATCATAACAGTGCATTTCTTCATCAAAGGGGATTTTATGTGATGATCTTGAAATCCCAGCTTTTTCAGGAATTCATTGTAGTTTTTCTCCCTGCTCGTCTCGTTAGTTTGATCTAATGCCCAACTAGCAACAGATGCTGGCCTTGAGCTAACAGCCATGCTTCCCTTGAATTCATTTAGGACCCCATTGAACTTCCCAATCAGAGAGCCCATCTCTTTCATTTTAGCATCAAGCTCTTTAATCATCCTAGTCTCATTATCAGCAACCTTCTTAGATATCCCAGACATCTTATTCACCTCATCACTAAGACGTACAGCTGTATCCTTAAAGTCCTTCTCGACCGCCACGTGTCTTTCTCCCATAACCCCGAGAAGAAAGAAATCAAGATGAGACGCATAAATCTTCTTAGACATATGGAACTTCCGTGTTAAGACATTCACCCACTCTTTTCTTACTGCAATCCCGTGGTCTTGACACTCTCTTTTTAGATAACCTATCATATCATCAACCTTAGTAATCAGATTATCTCCTTCGTCTGCAACAATGTCAGTAGTTACCCGTTCTTCAGCATCAGCAGGAGACTCTATCACATCAGTTTCACCATCATCAAGGATTCCATCTAGACCCATTTCGTATGTTGTTCCAACAACATCATTCGGAACATCCCCGAATAGTGCATTCTCACCAGAGATTCCACTTGCTTTCTTATCCATTTTGCTGGCAAATTCAATTTGTTTCAGAAATCTATAAGAAAGTAAAGATTATGAGATGACGTTCTCAGTTTTTCTTATTTAGGAAATACCTTACACACTGATACAAATTATTTCTTAGCAGAATAGCAGGTTACATTCCGAACACTTCATCCGCTTTCTCCTTTCCGGCTCGAGAGGTGGAGGCTTTCTCCTGGTGCACCAATGCCTTCCTCATACTGTCTGAGTACATCCCCATATTACGTTGTGGTGCAACACTGAATATATATCCAGCAGCCCTGGACATTTCAGCTCGAATATTAGCTGGGACTCTCTCTATTCCAACAATCTTTGTAGGTTCTTGTCCAGCACCAAATGCCTCATACTTTTGCAGGAGACAGACCAATAGGTATACCAACTCAGGGCAGTTCTTAGTCTGGAGCTCCTGGAAGTACGCAGGACTCATAATCCTTGCATACCTGAAATATGGAGGTTTTCTAGTAGATGTCCTTGACTCAAAGTACTTGAGAATCTTAGCAATTCCTTCCAGTGCAGGCAATGTCTTCGGTGAGACCATTTCTTCGAGGAGCCACTGCATCCCCAAATTGGATTGTTTCTGGACCTCTAAGAAGAGCTTATATGCGTGCATTCCAGTCAGAGAAAGAGGAAGTGATGCCAGATATCTGACCATTTGGAAAGATTTGTCCCCTACCGACAGCGCATTCTCAGCAGCAGATATGACCCTGACCCAGGTATGTCCAATTTTGGGATCCGAGATAAGATAGTTCTTCAACCCTGCCAACCAATCAGCATTGGGCTTCGGTACGGCTGTTATAGGTGATTCTCCATAAAAATTGGTATACCTCTCTAACATCCCGTTCCACCCATCTACTACATTGCTCTGTTGCTTTACAATCAATTTCATCAGGAAGGCAGAGATGAAACTCCCGAATCTAATGATTGTCTCATCATCTTGGGATCTCACCTGTTGTAGGTCATGATCTGTATTGTCTCCGAAAATTAGATCTGCAGTTGCTTTCTTCTTCTCCGCCTCTGACTTACCAGCTGTTTGCGAGTCTGACAATTCCGTGGTGACGTATATTTTGTTCTTAATCTCCTGTGGAAGATCTGCTCCTCCCTGAGGAATGTAGTCTTTGAACACTAGATCATTTGATCCTGCTGCAGGTGTCAACAGTCTCTGTGCTAAAAGATATACGGCATATTGGTACCCCGCAGCACACTTTGTGGTTTTCATACTCTCAAACAGCTTGTATGAGAGATGCACAGCTTGCTTGACTGTTACATTGGTTAAGGTATAAACTGGTATAGCCTGGAAACTTTCATTAGAAAAGGTCTCACCAGTGATCAAATGAGTGGAGATATCAGTTGGTATGTCCTTGAAAAGGTCAGTGACACGCTTGTCAAGAGGACTCTTGTGCTCATTTGCCATTTTGAAAACTTCCAAATATTAGTTGCGATAAATGAGAGTGGCGATCTCAGATTTTATTTTAATCCGCAGATTGGGGCCATTGCACCTAGGTACCCAGGGCTGGGGTCACCAATGATTCAGGTTGTTCGATCACTGGTCGTG